CAGGCACCTACACCATGGCGATTGTCATCCTACTAGTTGCTTGCATCCTGCTGCTGGTATGGCTTATTTGGAGGAGGAGGCCGAGTGAGTGCGCCGAGCTCGATGAGTTCGACGCCATGACTCATGGCTCCTGTGGGGAAGGATTGGGGGTGTGCACTAGGCTCGCGTTTGAGGCCGCTATGGCCTGCAAAGAGAAGTATGGGGAGCTCCGCTACAACAATGCCAACCGTTTGGTGGTTGGAGACTTTGTGCGTGAGCACCTGCGTAAGCAGTACCCCGACTTGCGCAATTTGGACCGCGTTATGCACGCGTCCTATGCTGTCGAGCTAGCATTGACCCCAACCCGGTTCGCCTTGGCTGCACAGAGGTACTCGCAGAACCGCTGTGTGGTCGAGAGGCGGGCCGGGGTGGCACCACCCAAGTAGGGGTGCCCCGTCAGGATGCCCGCGCGGGTTACTGAGGTGGATGTTCCTCAAGTGCCTGAGCTCCAGGTGCGGGCTGAACCTGATGGGGTTAGGCGGCAGGGCCGCCGCGAGGTACGTTACTTAGCTGGCTTTGGGTCTGGGGTCAGTTTTGGCGTGCACTCAGATTGTTTGAAGAACTTGGTTCGGGGCATCACGGAGCGCGTTTTGTACGTGCGTCGTGGTGAGGGGCTTGACAAACCCCCCCGGCCGGTGAGCGGAGTTTGGACACGACTGTCGTCTGTTCGACAGCGTCTCCTGCGCAAGACGCGTTCGACCCCCATTGTAGACCGGGATGCTTATCCTGACCTCTACCATGGGCGCAAGCGTACTGTGTATGAGAGGGCGGTTGAGAGCCTCAAGGTGCGGGGGCTAACCGTTCGTGATTCCTTTGTCTCTGTTTTCATCAAGGCCGAGAAGGTCAACTTTACTGCCAAGGTTGACCCTGCTCCCCGAGTCATACAGCCGAGGTCCCCTCGTTACAATGTTGAGGTTGGTAGGTACCTCAAGTTGTTCGAGAAGGAGCTTGTCAGGGGGTTTTCCCGAGCTTTTAAGTACGACGTGATCCTGAAGGGCATGAATGCGGACCAGGTGGGCCAGACCCTCTCTGAGAATTGGGCTTGCTTTCAGAACCCCGTCGCTGTTGGGCTAGATGCGTCACGGTTTGACCAGCATGTGTCTCGAGAGGCACTTGAGTGGGAGCATTCCGTGTACAATTCTGTGTTCAACAGCCCGGAGCTCCGTAGGCTGCTCAAGTGGCAGTTGAGGAATCGTGGCATTGGACGTACCGAGGGCTACAGAGTTGACTACACGGTGGAGGGCTGCCGTATGTCTGGTGACATCAACACAGGGATGGGTAACTGCCTCATTATGTCCAGCATCGTACTCGCCTATTTTGAGCATGTCGGCATCAACGCCCGGCTCAGTAACAATGGCGATGACTGTGTTGTGATGTGTGAGGGCAGTGACCTGCACCGGCTTGATGGGCTAGACAGGTGGTTCCTTGACTTTGGTTTCACCCTTACCCGGGAGTCACCCTGCTATCACCTCGAGGAGGTTGAGTTTTGCCAGTTCCATCCGGTGCAGTTGAGCACAGGGTGGCGTATGGTGCGCAACCCCCTCGTGGCAATGAGCAAGGACTGTGTTTCTCTGGTTGGGTGGAGAACTGAGGCTGAGGTTGGCGCATGGGCCCACTCTGTTGGGACGTGTGGCCTCAGTCTCTGCCGTGGAGTACCGGTCTGGGAGTCCTGGTATGGTAGACTGGTCGGCCTGGGCCAAGTGGCTTCGTCGGGGCTGGTCGAGCGGGTGAATGACTGTGGTGCTGCGTACTGGGCGTCGGGTTGCCAGGCGGCGGTGGTGGATGACCGGGCTCGCTACTCCTTTTGGAGAGCGTTCGGCATTCTCCCCGACCACCAGGTGGCCCTTGAGGCCGAGTACGCTGGCCCTGCAGAGTTCTCGTTCGACCAGCCCTTGATGTTCTACTCCCAAGCGAGCATCATTGATAAACAAAATGCCATCACGCAAATCACGCCGTCCTGGTAGCCAGGCGACCACCCTGAC